TTTTCATCTATAATGTATTCTAAATCTATACCACCATAACAAATGAGAGTTTGACCTTTAGCAGCGGCACCGAAGCCAACGCATTTATACCCGTTGTTTCTGTGTTTTTCAATTTCAAATTTTAAATGATTAATGGACCTTTCAGCATTCAGCTTAAATTTATCATATGTCATTTCATTGTACAATCCCAAATTATTTTCTATTTCCAAATGTTCATCTACATTGTAGATATTCTCATCTTTAGTTAGTTTAATTTCAAAAATATAACTTCTTCCGTGAATACTATGTTCCAATACTCTGTTTAGAACCAACCCGTTTCTTTTTGTCAATATATTCATTGATTTTGTATTATAAAATGATATATGTTCATGATATGTTGTATCAAATTCCCCATTAATAATCATATCTCTTTGCGATGTTTGTATAAATAAACTGGTATTTTCATCCATTACTTTTTTACAAGATTGTAAAAATTTATCAATATAGGGAGTATGTGCAAAAACATTTTGAGCAGTTATCACATCCATAATTGGCAATTTGTCTGCGCATTTATCATTCCAGAAATCGCAAATGACGTCGTGTCCTTTTTCTCGTGCAATAGGACATATATTTTCTGCAGGATCGATACCATATGTTTCCCACCCTAATTCTTTAAAGAAATCTAGTTGTGAACCATCATTGCAAGCAATATCTAATATTTTCCCAGGTTTCTTTTTATACTTATGAATAAATTCAGCATTATCTTTAAAAAATTTCAAACCAGTTTGAGATGTGCCACTTACATATTTATAGTTTTTAAACAGTATTGATGGATCTACGGAATGTGAAAGTTGACAATGAAAACACTTATTACAATACATTAATCTCAATGGATATGTTTTACTTATAATATTTTTCATATGGAAATCATTTGCTAGAGGCTGATACCCCAAATTTAATAGAGTGTTGTTATCATTCATACAACATAAACAATGTTTTAGTTCCTTGCAGGTAGTCTTCATATCTGTAAAAATATCATTTATATCCGTATTTTGGGTTTTCGTTGACATGTTATCTTTACAAAACTGGTCCAATAAAAGGGTATCCATTATAATATTTGACCTCTCTCCTATTAAAGCATCGTGTTCTGATTGATCTAATTCTTTTATTATAGTATTTGAATCAACTTGATATTTATAATTCAATAATAAATCTATGGAATTGAGCGGTGTTTTGTCAAACATATTAAAAATACCTATATTTTTATTTTCAACCATCTTTATTATAATAGGAAACAATTCAGGTAAAACGGAAATGGAGTTGTCTGTATTCAGAATTTTATTAAATGTGGATAATTTCGTTATATAACATCGTGGGTCAAAATTACCAACAATCGGATATCGGAATCTTAGATACAGTACATCGCGTGTGTTGGTTAATATTTTTTCGCAATAATTATTTACGATTGAGTGTGCTGATACATTTAAGTCGGTTAATTCCCCTGTTGCCGCGCGTTTAAATATACAACCGTCCCCAATATACGTAAAATGGATATCATCAGCATTACACATATTCGCCAATAAAAGTGGGAAATATAGATTGTTTTTTATATTGACATCCAATTTATCTTCAATAAAGGAAGTGCTGAATATATTTTTCCCATATGATATTTTACAATCACAAATAATATTGGTAATTTTTTTTTCTTTAATTATATCTTTTATGTTATCAATATTGCGACTATTAGTTTTAGTATATGGTATTTTCTGGGCATTTAGATAATTTGCAAGATTCTCTAAAACAAAAGAATTATCATACAATAGCAATAATTTCATATATATATTAAAATAACATATATTTACGATTTAAACGGGTTTCATCTTCTTCCTATATGAATAAATATGTAGATAATCGTGGTGAATTATTATTCCCCTTTAAAAATAATAATATTATTGGTGATATTAAACAGTGCACCGTTAGTAAAAATAAAAAACATGTATTTAGAGGATTTCATAAAAATAATTTTGATAAATTAGTAACGTGTATACAGGGTAAAATGTTAGACATAATTATAAACTTAGATGAAATGTCGACGGACTATTTAAAACCTCAATACTATAATTTGGATCCAAACACGGAACATTCGCAAATCTTCGTCCCTAGAAATCATTTGCACGGTTTTCTTACCTTGGAAGAGGATACTATTTTAATATACCATTTTAACGGCATCTTTGCTGATGGCGAAACAAAACACATACATTATATGGATCCCACATTAAACATTGCTTTGCCGATATCAAATCCAATTATTTCAGAAAAAGATAACATAAAAAATTTTATAAGACAGGTTGATTATATAATAATAGGTGGAACTGGCTATTTGGGAAATCATATATTTATGACGCTTAAAAAACAGATGAAAAATGTGATGAAAATAAGCACCAGACTAGAGGACATCGAAGGTTTGAAAAAGCAGTTGACATTATTCAAGCCAAAATATGTCATTAATGCTGCGGGCTTAACAGGTTCGCCCAATATTGATTGGTGTGATAATAATAAAGAAAAAACCATTGAAACAAATATTACATATCAGCTAACTTTGTGTCATATATGCAAAGAACTAAATATACATCTGACGATATTCGGTTCTGGTGGAATATTCAAAGGAAATGTAATGCGCAAGGAAGAAGATCAAGGAGACTTCGCAGACAAGTTTTACAGCGAGGCGAGGATTTATTTGGAAAACATTTGCAAACACTACGATAATGTCCTTTATTTGAGGATTAATTACCCCTTATCCAGTTGTACAAACAAGAAAAATCTCCTGGTAAAAGTGTTGGGTTTTAAGTCGGTGACAAATAAACCAATGTCGATTACATGCGTTGACACTCTTTTCCCTATCCTAACACAAATTATAGAGAATGGAGAGATAGGGATAATGAACTTTGTCAATCCAGGCACAACAACACTGCTGAAATTAAAGAAAGCATATAATGATTCATGTGGTGATACCAAAAAAATCGTTATTAATAATAATCCTAACCGCTCATGTCCAATTTTAGACAGTACAAAGATTGAAAAATATAATCCGATTAGTATTGAAGAATCCATACAAAAAATGTTATAAAGCTATTATATAATATGATAGCTATTTCAGGAACTGGGCGTTGCGGCACAACTTTTTTAATGATAATATTTATATTTTTAAAATTCAATACTGGGTTTACCGAAGATAAATTTGACCTAAATATATCTTCTAATTGTAATAGTGGATTGGAAAATATTGATATCAATACATTAACTTCAAATTTTCATATAGTTAAACACCCACAGCTGATTGATACAAAAGATAATATAATAAAATTTATATCAAATAATGATTTAGAACACATGATTATTCCAATCAGAAATTTAGAAGATGCTGCTAGATCGCGGGAAAAATTAGGTGGCGTTAATGGTGGCGATGGTTCAATTGCAGGTGGATTATGGAAGGCAAATAATTATAGGGAACAGTTAGATTTCTATCATAAAGTGATGGCACAATATTTAGAAACAATGGTTATTTATGATATACCAACAATTTTTATTGATTTTAAAAAAATGATAAATAACCCTAGATATTTATACTTTAAATTAATAGTTATATTTGATAAATATAACATATCGTTTAAAGTATTCAAAGAAGCATATATTAAAGCTGATAATCATCAAAAAAAAAAATAGTTTAAGTTTTGTATAGGAAGAATTGACAAAATATAGTTTAAATTAGTGGTCATCTGTTTCACAAATGATTTATAGGCTCGAAATAAGGGGTTTATATAATAAAAATAACTAGCATAATATCATCAAACCGATTCTTCTTTTCCCGCAAGTCATGTATTTCATATTTGTAATCAATGTCTTTTGGAATCTCATTTAAGATTTCTTCTATCCATTCATATTCTGGAATATCCTCAATAATCAACCTTCCATTTCTTTTCATTTTACACATGTAGTTTTTAGCAACATATTTCATACTGTTTAAAGTATGCGGACCATCATCTATTAAGATGTCAAACATATTATCATTAAATAAATTTAATCCTTCTTTGGAATAAGCATTTTCTTTAAAGGTTGTGACACCCGAAACATCTTTTAACCATTTTGGACTATCTTCTATATCGACACCAAAAATAGAACCCTTTGTAAAATATTTACTCCATAAGTAAGCAGAACCGCCCTGCTGAATCCCTATTTCCAATATATTAATATCATTATTTCTGTAATTCTCAAATAGTTTATCATATACAGGCATATATGAGTGTAAATAATATTTGTCTGTATGATAATTGGTTGAACCTGATAACTCCTCATTCATAAATATATTTGTTACCCAATCATCATAAGTTAAGATACTGGGAAAAGATGGAACTGTTTCTTTTTTTAATAATTCACACATCTTTACTAAGGAACTCATATTTATATAATATATTATAATAATTTACAGATTCCCTCTTTAAAACCAATTGTAATCTCCCATCCTAAATCTTTCAACTTTTGATTACTTATATAATATCGTTGGTCATTGAATGGTCGATCTTCAATATACGTAATCCACTTGTCATAATCTTCCGTATTATGAATCCGTTTAATAAGCAATTGGGCGACTTCCATAATTGAGTATTCCATTCCCTCGTCACATCCAATATTATAAATCTCTCCAATCTTGCCTTTTTCTAAAATGCATTGAAACGCTGTGGCGGTATCGTACGAGTGAAGGAAAGCTCTGACACAACTACCCGTACCTTGAATAGTTACTGGTTTATTATTCTTTAATTGTTGAATAAATCTTGGGACAACTTTCTCGGGATACTGGTTAGGACCGTAGACATTATTACCACGAGTGATAACAATAGGCATATTAAATGAATGGTTATAAGACTGAGCTATAAATTCTGCACCTGCTTTCGTCGCAGCATAAGGATTTGTGGGACATAAAATGGAGTGTTCTGTCTTATGCTTTTCGCTCATATCTAGCATCGACTCACCGTATACCTCATCCGTAGATACATGAATGAATTTCTGAATCTTACCATAAAGGCGTGTTGCCTCTAACAAAGTGTGAGTCCCTACTATATTGTCCTGTGTATACTGCAAAGCATCGGAAAAGGAATTTTGTACATGTGATTGTGCGGCAAAATGAATAATATGCGTGGGTTTGTGTTGGACAATTACATGACGAACTAAATCCATTGAGCATAAATTTCCTTTTACAAAAGTGTATCTTGGAGAGAAGCGCCATTTCTTTTCCACATTTTCTTCATTGGCACAATAGTACATTGCGTCAAAATTAATGACATTAATTTTATCGTATCTCTCCATAATTAGATTTATAAAGTTTGAACCAATGAATCCTGAGCCACCGGTGACTAAAAGAACCGTATCTTTGCTGTTAGGAAAATCAGTTGGTGTAACTTTCTTTATATTCAAATCTCTTTTATAATTCTGCAATAGTTCTCTTACACTGTCCTTAATGTGTTTCACTGGGTAGAGTGACTCAAGGCGAGTTGTATCTAAAAAATTATTGGATCTATCAGAATCTAATATTTTTGCTTGTTCTTCGATTGAAAAATTCTCCCAAGTAAATGTGGGATCCACTAATTCTTTATACATTTCAAGTATCTCGTTATGACTAATTAAACCAGGATTTGTAAGATTCATTGTACCAATCGTTTTTTTCTTCATCATGTCCAAAACCAATGGTAGTAATTCGGGCAAAACAGTCATAGAATTAGGAATAGAACAAATCTTTTCATAAGTCGTTATTTTAGTTATGAAATTACGAGGGTTATCTTCTCCCACAATAGGCATTCTAATACGCAAATTCAAAATTGGACCATCAATTAATGTCATAAGTCTGTCTGTAAAACCTTTTGCGGTGGAATATCCAGAACCAAAGAAGTTTGGAAGGCTTTCTTCAGTGAAACCGTTCTTCTCTTCGCATGGATGTTCTTCATCAAACTTAAATATACAACCTGTTCCAAGGTAGGTGAGATGAATATTGCGCTCTTTGCATAATAAAGCAAGAGAGATTGGACAAAAAAGATTGTCTCGTATATTTTCTTTGAGCTTCCCTGGTTGTTCAAGGTAATCAATTGTAGAATAAGTTTTATCGTCTATTTTCCCGTGCGTTCGACCAATAAAAGATACAATGTGTGATGGGTTTACTTTATTAATTTCATTTTTTAGTGATAGCAAATCATCAACGCGCGCTTCACCTAGTACGAATGTGTCTAGCAGAGAACAAAATTGAGAACCTATCCAACCTCGTCCACCATAAATAAGTATTTTCATATGATATCATATAATTAATTTTATTTATATGATAATTTTATAAAATCATTTCTTCCTAGTCATCCTAGCAAATTTAACAGCATCACATACTGCAGCAGTGGGAAGTACCTACAAACCATTCTTTGCTCATTAAAATATACACATATTATATATGAGTAGGCCGACAAGACGACCAATATCGAAAACACCAACTAGAAATCGAAATATAACATTTCTATCTCCTCCCCTGCAGGAAGGGGAGGAGGAAGAGTGGGAGAAGCAGAAGGAGGAGATGAAAACACGGAAAATTGCGCAAGAGAATATTAAACCCCTGGTGTTAAAAATAATTGAGGCCATTTTTAACAAACCCAAAGATGACTGGCCGAGAACAGAAGAACGACTTTTAAAGATGTTTAACGATGGCGTCATGGCTGAAGGCGTCTCGGCCGCTGATGCGAGAGATTTTGAAGCGGTGTATCATGAGGATATTAAAAAATTTGCAACGAGGAGATGGAAAGAAGCACAAAAAGATTTGGATTATGAAGCGCGCATGGAGTTCTTGCGAAGCGAAGAAGAAAAAGAAAAAGAAGAACGGCGAAAACTTTGTGAAAACTTTTCGATTTGTTCTGCCGCTGCAGCAGCGGCAGCTACAGCAGCAGCAGTTGTGGGCGCCCCAGTTATACCTGTTACTGCAGCGGCAGCTGCTGCAACTTTTGGGCTGAGAAAGTATCAAGGCAAGTTTGGAGGAAGAAAGAAGACAAGGAAGAGACAAAGAAAATCTAAAAGGAAATCTAGGAGAAAAAAGAGAAAAAAGAGAAAAAAGAGAAAAA